CGTTCGTCATCAATCCCCATCCAGCACCGTTCGCGCGGGCGGTTGCAAGGCCCGAATCAAAATTCATACTGTTTGCGGGATCTTCGCCAGGTAAGCTGAGTAGCTCGCCGTTGCGAATCACGCCGGGATATAGGCCAATGTAGCGGTATGGCTTTGCGACGCCGCCGACGATAAACATCGGATGCACACCAGATCCCATTGCTGGATCGATACTCTCGATCGTAAATTGTGGGATTACAGCCATGTAGCTGGCTTGGCCTTTTGCGGTGTACATCACAGTGACGCGTCCACCGGACGCGGCTTCAACTGATTTTTTAAGTGCATCAGTAACGGATATGGTTAATGGCATGATTACTCCTTTTGATTGAAATTATTTACCAGGCGGTTAACGCGGTGCGTCGCCAGGTGTTTGTTGCGGTGCATACATAAAAATATCCACTATCCCAGCACCACTCGCCTTGATTACCTGTGGCAGTTGCGGTTGCTGGTGTAGCGGCGGTTCTGATACGCAGCTTAGTCCCGGCTATATCAAGCTGTGGGACTGTGCCGGAATTTATCTGCTTGATCGTCGCACCAATTAAATCAAGCGCCAGAACGATTGCGGATTCCATCACCTCTGTTTGTGTGACGCTCAAAGGAGTGAGCGATACCACCAGCGTATTGACCTGAGACAAGATGCTCACAAGAGAAACCTGATTGGCTTGAGCCGCCCAATCCAATGCAAGCTGCAATCCTGACGACAAGGCCGCCAGATTAAGCGATTGATCAGCCGCACCCAGTCCGGCAAGTGCCGCATCCCTTGCCGCCTGAGTTTGCGCAAGCAGTGATGTCAGTTGAGATAGCACGCTGGCTGCGGCCAGATTTGCGCTATTTGTTGATGTTGTCGCAGATAGCGCAGCGTGCTGCTCTGATATAAGTGCGGCTGCGGCGTACATTCCCGCTTGCTGAGAATAAGCACCTGCTGCCGATGCGCTGGATGCCGCAGCGATGGCAGACAAGGCTGCATTGGTCATATCAAGCAAAGCGGCCGCGTCTGGATTCTCCCATCCGCTCGCAGTGTAAACGCGGATTACGTTATTGATTATGTTGAAATATTCCGCTCCAACAGATAACGCATTGCCGTTTCCATCAAGCAATGGGTCTGTAGAGAAGCTGCCGAGCCATTTGCTTCTAAAACTTGCCAAGGCGGCATTAAGCGCCGCTGCTGCGCCTGTTGCATCAGTCGCCGCTGTCGATGCAACCGTAGCAAGCCCTTGCGTGGTCGCTACATCATCATGGGTTAAAACAACATCTTCATGAGTTAAAGCAACATCCGCGTGCGTGAGCGTCACATCGGCGTGAGTAAGCGCCGCGTCCTGCTCAGTTATAATTGCCTTTGTTGTTGCGATCAATGCTTCCGCCGCTGCTGTATCGGCTTGTGCTGTTGCCAGCGCCACCTGTGCGGCCAATTGCGCGGTGTACGCAGTCAGCGCATCGATGTTCGCCTGCGTCAAAGGAATGCCGGAATTTTTGAATTGCAGCCACGATAAATTATTTGATCCGGACGGCATGGCGGCTAAAAATCCGCCGGCGCTAGGGTAATTCACTGTGCATGCGTATTGCGTCGCCGTAGTCCCTCTATCGTTTGGCCATAGTGCTGCCGAAAAAAATCCGGAAGCGTCGGTGGTAGCGGACACAGTGCCGACGATTCGACTGCTATCGATCGCGTCGAATGCATCGCACGGCGTGCCGGCGGCATTAACCAGCGAAAACGACACCTGAACAAAAGCTAGTGGAGATCCGTCAGGGCGCGTCAATGCCGCCCCTGCGTTGCTGATAACGCGGGTTATTGTCATATTGATCTTTCTCGTTTAAGTAATGATTGTTGCCGCTGACCACGCAGGATCAGACGTGACGAAATTAAGTAGGTTATCCGCGTACACCGAAGACCAGTCTGGCAATGGAAAATCAACTACAAACTTTGCGGATGGTGTCGTGCGATTGCGTGCGGCATCTTCGGTTTCGTATGACTCAAGGATGATTTGCATGTGATGTGTCTGTATATCAACATGACTCTCATTTGCGACATGGAAGGCGACAATACGGCAGTCAGGTAGTGTTTTTGCTAGTCGCAATATGCTCACGGCCAAGTTCCCCCAAGACGTGATGACAGCGTGCTAAGAAGCGTATTCCACTCAGTGCGAACAATGACTCCATTCGGATTAAAGAACTCAATCAATCCCATTCCGTTCGCCCCAGTCCCGCCAGTTCCATACATGCCAGATCCTCCACCGCCTGCGCCATAACCTAATCCGCCGCCGCCAACTCCATAACCCGCAGTGCCAGGGGTTCCGGCTTGTGCGATCGGGGATGACCCATACCCACCGCCGCCGCCAGCACCGCCTCGTGCGCCTCCGCCAGTTCCGCCACCGCCCCCCGCTCCTGGAAGTCCTTTTGAGTAGACGGGCGTTCCGCCACCGGCGCCTGCTGTCGTTCCGCCGCCAGCGTTTCTTCCCGCGCCACCTGAAGTTGCCGCACCAGCTATTGATGCGACTCCTCCATTTGCTCCCGGTGCGGCAGAACAAATAGTTACCCCTGTAACGTTATCAACAAGATATGTAGACTGAGTTGCTGCGCCGACATGCAGCGTATATGTAGCTCCAGGGGTTAAAGAACTGAAAGTGATTGTTGTTATATATCCAGACCCGCCTCCATCACCCAATTGCGCATATCCACCACTTCCACCATTCCCGCCGCCGCCGACAATCGTAACCTTCATCGAGGTTTTATCTGTCGGGACGGTTAATGTGTAAATTCCTGCTGAGTAATAAGGTGTTGTTGTCCCGATCAACTTAGTAATATCAACCGTTCCAGCAGAAAGTGATCCGCCAAAAGTTCCGGTTGCACCAGTGATATCAGCACCCGATAAAGATCCGCTGACTGACAGATTTGTGCCGTTTATTTCAGTAGCCGTAACGGTCCCGGCCGCAATACTGCGACCAACTATCGAGCCATCAACAACCATGTTTCCGTTAAGGCCGACGGTTGCTACGCCGCCAACAGTTCCAGCAAGGAAGTTATTCCCAAGTGTCGGACTGAGTTGAGTGACATCGAGCGCACCGGTCAGCTGCGTCATCAGGGCGGAAGGATCGGCGGATGGCGAACAAGCCATCCCACCGGTGGAGCTCGCTGGATACCAATCAGAGGTATTCCCTGAGTTATCAACCGTCCGCGCCCAGTAGAACCAAGTTTGCGCAGGCGTCAGTCCGGTATGCTTCCAGTTCGCCGTCGGGCTTTTCGATGCGGTCAGCGTGGTTGCTGTGGTGCGGTCGTTTGTCGTGCTGCCAATGATCTCGGTGTAGTCTCGGTCGCGCTGCACAGCACCGAATGTCCACGACAGGTCGTTCAGGAACATCCCGCCGGTCGCACTGATTGCGACCAGGCCAACGGGGCGATTCCCAAGTATGGTGTAGTTGTAAGCCGTGCAATCAGCCAGCGATTGAACGCCGCCGCCGAATGAGTTGAAACTGGCGAACTTGATCCATACCGGCAGACCAACCATGCCGACGGGCACAACGTATTTAAATATTGCATCATCGAGGCGCGCGAACTGCGAATTAACTACGTGCACGCCGATTGCCGTGCCATCAACGCCACGGCGCAAATAGGTCAGATCGTAATGGTAAGCCGCTGTCAGGGTGGCATTCTGATATGACATCAGCTCACCATCGACCCACATCAATGTTTTCAGACTATCCGCGTCTGCCTGTGTACCAGATAACAACTGACTGCGACTGGCCGACATATCGACTGATAGCGTGTGCGTCGTGTCCGGATCAACGCCGCCCGCAAGGCTGGCCGTCAACACCCCGTGCCGTGCCGGACTGGTGATCCTACCGATATTGCGATAGGTCGCGTTATCTTCGCTTACCCATACATTGCAGCCGCCCCAGTCCGCGCCGCCACTGACGGCCATCCATACCTCAAGATTTGGCGCGCTCATCACGTTGGGCGGCTCAAATATCACCGGGGTATTCACCGGACCGCCGGTGACGTTGTTGCTGGGTGAATAGCCTGTGCCGCCAGTGTGTGGATAATGCGCCGGCTGTGACACGCCATAAGGCATTTCTTCAGCCGTTACTGTCAGCAGGCCGTCATAATTTTCCTCGATCGAGACGATGCGAACAGGTGTAAAACTTAGACCAAGCGCAGCATCGGTCAGGCTCACCACATCCATCGGTTCAAGTAGGCAGTATTTCCACGTCAGGATAAATGTATAGGTATTGCGGACATATAATTCGCGCTGTAAGAATGCCTGGGCAACTTGCTTTGCAACCGTCGGCACGCATATCTCATGCAGCGACACAGAAGCCATTGCGCGCAATCCGTAGGCCTCGATATTCGCCATGTCGGTGACGGTGGCCGGCTCGATGTTGTAGTAGTTGTTCCGGTTCAGGTATTCGACCTGCACCGAGTTGAATGCATCTGCCTGACGCTTGCGCGTAACTGTAATTGGGTCACCATTGCCATCCTGAAAATCATCGTCTGTCAGGTCATAAATCGGCGTGATATTCGGCGTGTAGGTTGCGCCGTTTCCGGTGACGGCTTGATCACCATAAGGGACAATCTTGAGCAATCCACTGCTCCACACCAGACCTGCATTCGCTATCTTGGCAAACTGCGTCAGCCATTGCTGCGCAGGTTGCTGCGTACTTAAAATTGGACTTATAAAAATTCCGTTTGCCTGGCAATAATTCCAGATCGCTGTGACGTCCCCCAGGTACGGGAACATTGCCCCATAATTTGCGTTATTCAGGAAATCCGCGATGACATCGATGGCGTTCACGTCGTAGCCGTTTTGCAGTGTCCCGGTGCCAGTTACTTCAAAGCTGTGATTACCGATTGATGCGCCACTACCTAGCGCATAATTCCCGCTGGCGGCATAGGCGATTCCCTGATAACCAATCGCGCGAGACGGGTTATAAGTCGTCATCCACGACCAGGGCGTTTGCGGATAGCTACCACCGAACATACTCAGACCATATTGCGAGGGAGAAACCGGTGAGTTTTTATCCAGCCATAAACGGCCAAATGATGCAATTGGCCCCTCGCAAATACCTAAAATTACTGCGGCTGTGTAGGTGTAGCTAGTATTTGAGCTCCCGCCACCACCGCCGCCTTTTCCCCCGCTGGTGGTTGTGGTGTGCGGCGTAGCAATAAAGTTTGCATATTCAATTAAATTTGGTTTTGCGCGATTTGTACCGTAAACGATAGGGATACAAACTCCATATCCGGTATTCTGAATCTGTAATCCGCCAAGGCGGACATCAGATGTTGAGATGGTATTCCCGCCGCCGCTCATGCTGACTTACCAAAAAATGAGAAGAACCGCACCTCTTGATCAGCGAGATTGCCTTGTGTTGCATCTGCATAACAGCAGCCATCCTCGCGCTGTGCATGGATCAGACGCGGCCATTCTGTGACGATGCCGGAATGCGAGAAGCATCGGCCAAACTTAAACATGACGATATCGCCCATTTTTGGCGCTTCAACTTCAATGCAGTATTCTTTTAACTTGCTTAGGTAGACCTCTTCAGATCGGTGCAGCATCCAGTCTGGTGAGTAATTTCCGACATTGGGCTTGTCGGTTAAGCCAACTGCGGAATACACCTCGATCAGTATTTGTGCACAGTCTACGCCAGCGCCCTTGATTGCTGCCATATGGTGATACGGTGTGCGCAACCATGTAGCTGCCTCGTCGATAATTGCTTGGCGTAATTGATCGCTCATACGCTTGCCTCCGGTACGGGGATAAACGGAAAGCCACGGAAACTAATCGAGCGATTAAATTTATTGGTGCAAGTCGCCTGCGTCTTGTCACACCCGGCATAAGCAGTGAATGCGTCACCAGTGGCCGGCAAGAAATAAAGCGGCGTCGACATCGTGATCACACCGCCAACATAACTCTTGATCGTGCGTGTTGCACCCGCGTTCTGTCCGCTGCTGAATGTGATTGTGCCAGTGTCAAAATATCCATCCGCCTGAGCGAGTGCGCTTTGAATCTGTAGTGTGGTTGTGCCAGTTGTGCAGGCTGAAGCTGCGCCAAAACTAGCCTTGACCGCACCACACGCAGAGTCATATAGGCTATGTGAGCAGGCTGGTGCATACACGTTGCGCGGCATCGGGATATTGAGCAGCTGCATATCAGAGCTGACGGTCAGGAGTATCTGGGTTCGCGATGGCGTGACATCCGAGATCGTGCCAGTGAAAATATTGACTACCCCAGCTGACGTATCGCCATAAGTTGCCATGAATACGCGATCTACCTTGAGCCGCGCGCCATCAAACCCGCCGTTATTGACGAACTGGGGGATAGGCACGCCCTGGATAAAATCGTTTGCGCCACAGAACATCGTGACGCTCATCGTATCCACGCTGATACCGACTGTTAATTTTGTACGGTCGCGCATGATCTTTGGGCTGGTGGCGGCATAGATATTGCCGTTATAGGCAAGATCCCCATCCGCATCTGTGAAGCACAGCACAACACCAGTCAGCAGTGTCAATGAGTACAGTTCAGCCATCATGAACTGATTGCCAGCGAGGATTGCTATGGTTGCAGCAGAAGCAGCTTTCATCTTTAAACCTTATTCATCGGTGAGCCGATAAATTCCAGCTTACTTAGGTTGTAGAGGTTTTTCATAAACTGATTTAAGTCGATCATGTCCGCTAAAAATCGGCAGCGATAATAGAACGAGCCCGTCCAAGTGAGCGCTGCGCCGTTTGCCGGTGGTGCGGCAAATTGCACTGATCCTGTGCCACTGATCGTGCAAGCCGTTAAAGCCCCATTCACGTAGATCAAGGGGGCTCCGTTAATGTTTTGCACAGGCTCGATATACCCGCCGTAACTCCGAGTGAGTTGGAATGAGGTCAAAGCTCCGTTACCAGTGCCAAATGGATGTGCGCTGACTGCGTAGTCAGCTGGATTTGTATATAAGAATGAATCGAACGACCCTAGGCGTGCATTGAAAAATCCAAGCAAAATTTTAACTTCGTTGTTTGCCGCGTTATCACGCAACAACTCATATTTGAGAAGGAATTTCCAAAGCGGATAGACCATATAAGCTGCACGAACTTCAAAACCAGATACGGCGCGGTGGATTTTCGTATTGAATTGGGGGGCGACCTGAGTATCCCAGGTGATACCAGGGAGGGTCGGAAAAATTGCGTTTCCCATAATCAGCGAGGGAACGAGAAGTTGCGATTAAGATCAGTGAGCGCTTTTTGCAGCGCCCCGCCGCGCATCAAGGATCTCAATACATCCTGCGTATCTGTTGCGCTGATATTGATCGTATGCCCGCCACCGCCTGAATTTCCGCCATTTGAAACCATATCGCGAAGCGGTCCGGCAATATGTGCCGGTAAAATTGTTTCGTTTTTGTGTACCAGGTTCAATCGATCAGCTGGAACTTGCCATTCGCCGCCAGCGGAAGATGCGACGGCTAACCCGCCCATCACCATACCCATGGTTTGCGCATAGGCGGCAGCCGCCAGCCCGGGACCGACAATAGGTATCGCGGCAACGGATGAGGCGGCCGCTCCCGCAGCGGTTGCCGCTTCAGCAGGAATAACCAGAGCGGCTTCAGTTTTTTTCGTAATAATCGTCGTGGTAGACGCAGCGGTTTGTGCAGCGGTACTTTTAACCAGTCCCATGCTTTCAAGTAGCGTGCGCATTACCGTGCCGGACTGGGTTAAAGAGGTTTTCGCTAACTCGGTCGCAGCCCAGTTCTTAACTATCTTTAAACCCATGTTGATAAACTCGCCTAAAATTGCCTGCCCCAAATTGGCCATCACCTTTTGCATGGTGGTTGTGCCCAGGATCATCCCTTTAATGCTGCTGTCAAAGGCGGCGGTGATAGGATCAAGTAATTTTTCCCAATCCTTTTTCACAGCTAAAATGCGCGCGGCATCCAGCTTACCGATTTCAGCGTCGTGCTTTTCTTTCATTTTTGCCAGCTCATCGAGCTGCTGCTGGCGGGCAGTTCCCTCCTCTTTGGTTAGTCTGATTTTATCGTTGAGCGCCTGCACTTCGATCTGATATTTCTGTTCCTCCATCTGGCGCAATGCGGCCAATTGTTCCTGATCGGAAATCTGCCCCATACTCTTGAGTAGAGCGAGATTGTCACGTTCCATGCCGATCTGACTTAGCGCATGGTCGCGCGTACGCTCCATCTTCATGACCTCCAGTTTTTGCTGTTCCTTATCGAAATCCTCTGAGGCCTTGCGAATTTCTTTCTGGGCGGACAAATACTCTTTTGACTCCCATCCGTAGGTTTCACCTATGCGCATGGCCGTTTGTGCTGACAGGATGATGCGCGCCTCGCTGCCCTGTTTTGCTGCGGCCGCTTCCGCCTTCATGCCGTCGATTTCATCGGTGAATTTCTGCACGGCCAGCGTTTTATGAATGGCAAACAGTTCATGCCGGATCGCGCGCTCATCGGCGCTGCCTTTTTTAACGTGATCCAGCTTTGACGTCCAGAATGCTTCATCTTCAGCCAGGGAATTTTTAAAGAAATTACCCTCAACTTCCTTGCGCGCCTCCAGTTCGGCTTTGAAGGCGGGCATCTTTGATTCTTTTTTGCCTTTATCTGGCGCTTTGGCCGGGTGATCATCTGGTTTGGTGCCTTTAATTGCTGGTGTTACACCATCACCCATGATGGCATTATCAATATCAGCGCGGCCCTTTTCGGCTGTTTTGAGGATATTGGCCATGCCTTGTTCGAAAATCGCATGCGCACCATCAGTTCCCTCTTTCCATGCAGCCTTTGCACCGGAAAAATCAAACTTCAATGCAGCTGCGGCGGCGTTGGCAAAGCCGATCAGCAATGATACGGCCTGCGCTAGACCCATTTTAAGGAATTCAAAAACAGTCGCAAATCCAACGCGGAAGCCGATCAGTGCCACCTCAACGACTTTAAGCATATTGACAAATAACTGCATGCCCGTCATACCTTCGCTGCTTGAGCCAAATACAGCATCTAACGATGCGCCAATACCACTAAATACATCCGCAACAACAGATCCAAGTGTTTTAAAAACATCTCCTATCGCAGCAAACAACTCACTGACAACTGACATCATTCCAGGAATTGCCTCGGTAAATCCCAAAATGCTTTGCGTCAGGAATGAAAACCCGCCCTGCTTGCGCATTTTATCTACAGAATTTTCAAAGGCGTCGCCCATATTTGAGACTGCGCCGGCGTAGCTATTCATTTTTGCAGCCGCTGCACCCGCACCCTCAACCCCCATCTGATCAATCAGCTGCCGCATGACATCGCGGCCCATGGTTCCTTTTTCGGACATGTCCTGAATCTCGGCGGTCGTCTTGCCGGTTGCCTTGGATAGCAGGTCATACACGGGGATGCCTGCATCGATCATTTGCAGCGTGTCCTGCCCTTGCAGTTTGCCACGCGCCCATGCCTGACCCAGTGCCAGGGTAACGCGCTGCGCCGTATCAGCGGATTTTCCATACTTGGCAGATGCATCGGATACTTTTTGCAACGTGCCGTCCATCGGATCAAGGCCGAAGTTTTTCAGCTGCATGAATGCATCCGTTGTCTGCTGGACAGAATACGGCGTGTTAATTGCAAACTGCTTGATCCAATTGAAAGCCTTTTCACCTTCCTTTGATGAGCCCATTACTGCATTCAGGCGAATCTCAAGCTGCTCAAATGTCGACGCGATTTCAATAACCTGCTTGGCTGCGGCCATAGCGGTCAATCCGCCAGTCAGTAATGACAGCGAGGAAAATACATTTTTAATAGACGCATCGATGCCAGCAAAAGATTCCTGCATTTTGCTGGTAGCTGCTTGTGTGCTGGCCGCTGCACTATAGGTTGCCTCGCGCAGCGAACTCTGAATACGAGCTCCGGCATTTTCAGCCGCTTTGGCCACCTTGCCAAATTCGGTTTCTGCTTGCGAGCCGTCAGCTGCAATACGCAGTTCTACATCTTTATCAGCCATGATTTGCCTATTTATTAATGCCTAATTCATTCAGAAGCGAATCGAACTCAGCCTTGGGGACCGTGCCAACTGGCACAAACTCAGAAGCTTCTTCAATATTTTGTGCGTGGGCTTTTTTCTCGCCTATACCAAAGTAGGCGGCGACCATCCATTGCACTGGCGGGTGAGTCGACCAGTATTTATTCAGTGCATCGAGGCGGGGAATGTCGACGTGGTTGAGAACGTAATCCCATGTCCACCCGGTGCTAGCGCAGACATGAGACACAACGTCATTCCAGTCTAATTCCCCAGAATCTCCCCCTCTGCGAGTGCCTTGCGTTTCATGCCGGATACATCCATTACGCAAGCGAAGACTTCATTCATATTGCCAAGATCAATTAGCGCCCCAACTTGATCGCGTGTCATCTCAGGGTAATTACGCAGCAGTGCCGCATGTACCGTATCAATGATGGTTGCGATCTGCTTTGGGTCGGCCGCGTTGCCTTCAACCTCTGAAATGCGCTGCTGTAATTGCTCAAGCAGGCCAATCGTCAGCGGAGGAACTACCAGAACATCTTCGTTGTTGAAGGCAAACGAAATCCCTTTGACTTTAATCGCCATGATTATTCGCTCAGGAAGATGTCGCAAACGTTATTGGCCGCATCTGCATTTGCAATGAAGTCCAATTCTGGAATATTGAAGTCATCCAGTTTCGTTTGGAACAGATTCAGTTTATTGGCCACGCATGCATATAAAACCACCAGGGCGCGCTTGCCGTTGTAAGTGGTCTGCATGTAGCATTTGAAGGAAGGTGCAGCACCCATCTGCATATTCGCCACAGCGATTTTCTTGCCGCCGGTTAATGTGGCTGAATAGCTGTAGTTGATGTACACGCGCTTGCCGGTATCGCCTGTATTGAACAGATAGACGCCTGCGCCAGAAACGGTGTATTGGCCGACTGCTGGAGCCGATGCAACGGCTGTCATCGGGATCTGGTTGGCATCCAACACGCCTAAATCATTCACGAACGTGCCGGCGCCGGGCGGCGTGACAGTAATGGTAAAAGGTGTCGCCGGAATCAATGTTCCAGTGATGTCAGAATTAACACTGGTGGTTGTCCCGGTCGTCATCGTCTGACCAAAGAACAAGTTATTGAGCATTGCGCCGTGAATCTGCGCGCCCTTCATTTTTCCAGTGACTTTAACCTTGCCGCGAGCGGATGCCAGTGCAAACTGGTTTTGCCCGTACAGTTCTTTCAGGTCGCCCGTAAAGTCAAGGCTCATATCCTGCATTGCGCCGATCTTGATCGGTGTCGGGTTAGTAATCGCGTTACCGCTTGCATCAAACAGCGGAACCCCGTAAACATCGCCTGCGCCAAATACGTACATATTTTTCTCCAATAAAAAAGCCCGCGCAATGGCGGGCTGTGATTGAGTGTGTGGCGGTTATTTCGCCAAAACGGGTTGATGAATTGTTTCAGTTGGTAAGACTGAGGCTCCCGCCGGGATAAAATCGCCTGGAACATTGCAGTCATCCGGAAGATCGACAATACCGGAAGAGTCTGCATTGAACTGCTGTCCGCCGATGTTTACGCCATCAACGCCTGGTGGTATTTGATACCTGGGCATAATTACTCCTAAAGCTGATTGGTTTGGGTCAGGTATTGCAGCCTATAAGTCTGAGTCAATACCCCGGCTGTCTGATCTGCATCATGCCCCTCCCATTTTGCAGAGGTGCGGCGCAATTTCGCGCAAAGTGCAGCTAGCGGCGCATCCGCCAGCAATATCCCGTGCGCCGCCACAATAATCGGGTCGGCCAGGCTATCCCAAACATCGCCACGAACAATAATTTCGATGCGAACATTCAGGTGTGACACTTCCATCAGGTCAGACAGCGCCTGAGTATCTTCGTCAGAGGGCATCACTACGACGGCAGGAACATCGCCGCGCGCAAAAGCGACCTCACGTGATCTGTAGACCGGGGTTGCATCCGGCAGCGTACCTGTCAGTGCAATCGTCATGCGTGCCAGTATTTCATTTCGGATGCTCATACTTTGCTCAATTTAGCTGAGGCAAAAATACCGTCATCGACTTTGACTGCCGGGCCTCGCACCAGATAAGCGATACCGGATACCGTAACAGCATCGCCGTTTGCCAGCGTGGTATCCGCTACACGATAAGTCAGGCTGTACTCAGTGTTTTGGATGGTCATGCCACCCATATCGAAGTGTTGATCAGGCATGTCCAGTATTCCAGTGAAAATGGATGCGGCCTTGATACAGGGAACCCCAAAATCATCCAAAAAACTGTCCATATCTTCGCCAAACATTATGCGGCCGGATCTACTGGTGCCGTTGGTTTGCTGGCGCGCTCCAGCTGGTGAGACGCATCGCCTTCCAGCTCTTCGAGGTTAACAATATCGCCGCCCTCGTAGGTTTTGAATGAACCATTGTCATTTTGTGTGCGAAACACAAAGCCTTCGCGCACCACATATTTTTTATTAGCCATGATTTTTCCTTTGAATGATCGGGTGAATAATCAGGGCGAGTTCAAACCCGCCCTGATAGGTTATTGAGACGCTTACAGTGCGTCGGACATCACAGCGAAAGACGCTGCATGACGAACGCCGATATCCAGAGACTGCATTGCTCGCAGCAGGATCGCACCTTGCTTGTAAGCAACGGGGTCATAAGGGTTGGGCATAATTTCCAAAACACCCCACTCACCGATCAGTAATTCGGCCCAGTTACCCATGAATACTTCTGAGCAAACGCCGGCCGAGGTGCCTTTGGTCAAATTGCCGCGCGCCTGATTGGTTCTGGCAACCCCGTAACCGTTAATTTCACCAGGTGTTGCAGAGCGCTGACCAAGCGGGCTGTTTGTCCACAAGTATTGACCTGTCGTCGATTTCAGCTTTTTCAGCGCACCGGTTGTTTTGGCATTCGCGATATAAGCCATGTTATCCACATCGGCATTCGCGGTTGCAATCGCAGTTTCCATGTCGATCAGATGATCGATGGTAATTGCTGCACCGTTGGCGCCGCCGATAACTGAGCCGATACCAGATGTGTTTGCGATACCAGTTGGCACGCCACCCGTACCCGCGCCAGATAAAGCGGCCAAGTCGATACCGAGGGCAATCTGCGCAATCAGGTCGGCGCGTGCCAGCATTTCGATATCGGGTGTTGACTGCATCAGCATATTGCGGCTGATCTGGCTATAGGTGCCGATATGCTTCATTGCCAGAGAGATCTTGTCGAAAGTCGCTTCTGCTTCGGTCAATGCCGTGCCTTCTGCGACCCAGAAGGTGCTGGATGCGCCCGTCTGGCGTGGGATATCGACATTGCCAACCAGACCGGACAGCGAGGTGGCTCCCAGCTGCATAACGCGAGACTTGTTGCGCAGCATCTCGATAAAGCTACCAGCCAGCAGATTTGTTGCTACCAATGAACCGCCGGTTGCAGATGCGCCAGCAGCATAAGCCGCACGGCCAGCAAACTGAATGTTGGTTGGCATGAAAAAGCCATCCGTCGATTTACCCATGCGCTTTGCGATATCGCCGGAAACTTCCAACTCAAAGCCCGCGTCCTTCCAATTTCCAGTCACTGAGGCGTTGATTGCGCGCAGCAAAGAGTAGCGCGCCTTGTCGTTTTCAGACAGATCAGGCGCAAAGCCATCGCCCAGACTTGCTGCGGGTTTTTGCTTATCACGCTGCAAGACGATATCGAGCACGGCGCCGCGCGCCTCTGCAACGGATGCGCCTTTCTGGATCAGACCGCGACGAACCTCTGCATCCACGCCGTGCGCTTGGCATAATGCTTCGATTTCAATGCCGCGCTGGCGTTCTGCTTGCGCCGTTTCCAGACGCAAAGCATTCGCGTCAATATTTCCACCAGCAGCACCGGTGGTGCCGTCCGTTGCTGCGTCCTGCTTTACAAATTTGCGTTTAAACATGTCAGTGTCTCCTGATGAGGTTGAAGATGCGGCGGATGCCGGTGCTGCTGTTGCTGCGGACTTATTCCGCGATTCGGTGATGACAGGCTGTGCCTCGTCGGTGATTGATCTCCCTTTGCCAACGGATGAGTCCGCAGGGACGGTAACCAGGGATATTTCGTACGGTTCCCAATCGATTGCCGTATAACATTCCTCTTCGATATCTTCGATAAATTTATATACGCGATACATAAAACTGACGTTGACTAACACGTCATCGTTATATTGCTTCATTGCCCATTCGCCACGCTCATCGCGACCGAATCGCACATCACAGTAGCCGCGCTTGTCTGCGCCAACCCCAATCGATTCAACCACGCCAAGCAGATCATCGCGATCATGGTTAAATAACAGCGGCATTGTTTGTTGACGCTGGGCGATACGAACCGCCCCTGGTGCATGGCTTAGAATTTCCGTCCCGTACCACATATCAATCGGCTCTTCGCTAGAAAACGAAAAGCGCACTGTGCGTGATTCAGCGTCCGCTTTAACCTCTTGCCCGCGCATGGACAGCGTGCGGCGCTGCGGCTCAAGCGTGTCAATTTTCTTTCTGATGGTCATTTTGTTTCCTTTGGTGAGTTTTCATCTCCATCTGCGGCAGGCTCACCAGCCTCAGATGCTGTTGTTTCGCTGGACTCGCTCGGCTGTTCCTGTCCTTTCGAGTTAACTTGTGCCGGGTTGGTATCAAAGATGAGCCCCATTTCATCCATCATTTCGATTTCTTGCTTGCGGGCCTTCATCACATCTTCAAAGTCTGCACCGTTGTTCGTCAGGTCAATCACATCTGCCTGTGTCATGAAGCCATCGCGCACCGCCGATTTATAGGCTGCCTCCTCTTTAGCTGGATCGATCCAGCTCCAGCCGCGCGGCTTGAAGCGCACCGCCTCATATTTGCTGCGGTTGCTGTAAAAATCAGGAAAGGAAAGCACACCGGACAACACTGCTGCATCCAGCCATTCGCGGTGTATCTCGCTGCGGAAATTACGAATTACAAAACCCTGCAAAACGCGCCACAGATCGCGATCATCCAGCAGCGCTAGTCGTGAGCTGCTGTAATTGCTTTGCGAATAGTCCCGGCTTAACGACTCGTAACTCATACCAACCCCGGCTGCCACGCTGCGCAACATGAAGCGCATGAATGGTTCCATTTGAGAATTCGGGCGCGATGGGTTGAATCCTACAAAATCTTCACCGGGCAACAGCTGCTTGAAGGTGCCAGGCTCAGAATCGATTACGCGCTGACCTGATGAAACATCATCACCTGGTGCGCCTTCAGGTGATTTCACAAAGCCGACGATGTTTGCCGATGCGCGAGCGGCGACAATTTCAGCTTCTTCATAGCCCGCCATATTGTTTAGGCGTTTAAGCGTGGCGTGAAACCAGGGCACACCGCGCGTCTGAGGTAGACGGTCAACGATATACAGGTGAATTATTTCCTCGGCGGGGACCCGCAAAAACTTGGACGGCTGAAAAGCCGAAAACTGGTAATCGCCGGGATGATTCGGGTGCAGCCAGTACGCAACTGGGCGCCCCCAGCTATCAACCTCAACCCCCATGCGGATGCTGTTGCCATTAGGAGCGCGGGCGGTCTGGTACTGATCCATCAGGCGATCCGCTTCAATCACTTCCAGCGCGAACGGGATCTTTGAACCGCCAAAGGGTTGTTTAATCTTGCGAACTAGAACTTCGCCCGCCTCCACCAGCTGGCCAACTAGCAGGCGTTCCATATCAGCAAATCCAAGCAGGCCAGCTGTATGGCAGATTTTTCGATCCGCCCAGGTGTTCCATGCGGATTCGATTGAATCGTTGATTGCATCCTGTAGCTTGCCGCGACCATTAACGACTTGAGCCTGTACGCCGATACCCTTGCCGATCACATTGTTCTTGACAATGCGCACAGCATTGCTGGCATATTCGTTGTCACGTATCAGTTCGCGGGATCGAGAGCGCAGCAAGCGCAGACTGGTGATGATCTCTGAGTCTGCCGATGTATTGAGTGATGACCAATCAGATGTGAGCCGATTGACCGCCGCCCCGGCATAAGAACGCATTCCATCTTCTTTTTTTGCGCGGGATTTTTCAGCGGATCGCCCATCATTCCATGCCTTTAAAATAACTGAGCCAGCTTGTTTTACGCGCTCTTCGTTGTACCAGGTGATTGTCATTATTTAAACCTCACCATCAAATTTCGCGGATCGCCTAGCCCGTCAGATATGGATTTTGCAGCGCGCTCGTTGTTTACCTTGATGCGCCAGTAGCTGATCGCGACGATCAGCTCAGCGGCCGTGTAATACTCAGCCTGACGGGTGCCTATCGTGTATTTTTTAGTCTTTTTCCCGCTCGATGTCAGGTTGGCTAGTGCCGATTCGGCATCAGATAGCGCCTTTTCAGCGATGCTTTTTCCATCAAATCCGGGCGAATTGATACTGGCCAAGTCTTGCGCAACGCTGATTTCCCCTCTTGCGACAGTTAAACGCTCGCCTGTAGCGGTCAAAATCGCAGCCCAAAACCATACGCCTGAGACTAATCCGGCCGAAATAGCGGGTGTGATGGCGGTACTCCATCCCTGTCCGGCAGTTACAGCAGTCAGCGTGATCGGCGCGCCAGCACCGCGCAGCTCGTAGGTCAGCGTGTATTTTGCTGAGTCCAGTAGCGCGCCATCAGCTGCTGAAAATGGTGTGTCTAGCCATTTTGCTGAATCGCCTGCGGTGATATTTGCTGGTATTGTCATTTTTACCACTTGGTTGAGGAAAACCCTTTGGTCTGGGCGTTAAAAAACCCGCTCGGGGCGGGTTGCTTGGGTTTTACTATTACATGCTGCTCAGGTAATGGAGCTAGCGGCACATCATCACTAAGTAAATCAGGCTGCCTAATTCTTGATTCTTCCGCCAGCCAGCGCTCTTCCTTCCATAAATTCAGCTTGATGCTGCGTGCGGCATGAAGCGCGTACACCTCACAATCTAACGCCTCATTACGTACGCCGGATTTTTTTTGCCATACCTTTTTATTCTTTACAGTGCGATGCGGGGCTTTTACCTCGCTGGTGATCTGTTCCCAATAGTCGGTACGAACTTCTTTATACCAGTGCATCCGGCCGGGGCCAGTTCCTTCCAGTTTGATGCGTCCGCCCTGCGCATCTACACCCAGCATCAAATCCTTTGCGCGCTGAGTGCCAACCATAAACGGGCGCAATCCATACTTGTGAGCCTTTTGCAGCCGGTTGGTATCTACTGCCACTTTGGGCGGGCTGAATATCTCACGCCCATCATCCAGCGATGCACCCTTCACCGCCATGTAATTACGCCCCATTCTGCGGCGAACATACGCATAAACTGCATCAGAGGTTTGCCCGTCTGATGAATCGATACTGGCGGCCTTCAAATAAAATTGAACACCGCTTGCATGCGTAAATGGGCGAGAGAGCAGCGCATCCAGTTCAAGCCATGCGCCCTGCTCGGCAATCATTGTTTGGCCGTGTATCTCATTCCAGTACAGCAGCCAGCTTTCTTCGCCGCGCCCCCAT